ATTACTTGAATCTTCTACTAAAAATGACGCGTCTAAAGTTAAATTATTAATATGAAATTTTGCAGTAGGTGAAGTTATATCTACGCCAATTTTATTACCATTATCTGTTATTATTCCTTGTTTCAATAACTTCCCTGTTGTACCATCAAACACAGGTAAAGTGTTATTCGTTGAACTTGCTGCACCTAAAACGTAACCTTCAATGTTCTTTTGAATTGCATTCCAATAAGTCCCAACAGTAGCTTGGTTTCCACTTGCAGTACCATCGGTGTTACATATAAGCATATCGCCAACCTCAACGGTATTTCCTGAAACTCCACCTATCTTACCAGCTACGCTAATAACGTAAAGTTCACCAGCGTTTGCACTTGGATAATTAGGATTAGTTGAACAATCAATTACACCCTTATAAATTAAAGCATTTGCGTTGCCTAAAATGTTATCTGTGTATGTCTTAACAGCATTTTGAGTTGGGTATAAAGTATCAGAAGTGCCTAAATTTATATCTGTAGATTTATTCGCAATATTTTCAGGCGTAAATCCTAAAGAATCCTGTTTTGAACTTAAACCTGGTACTGTAGGGCTATCAGCTGTACCGCCTAAATCACCTGTTAATTTAACAATTCCTTTAACACTTGAAGTTGCATCTGGTACACTTACTATGTGGCTATCTACATACGTTTTAACAGCATTTTGAGTTGGGTAAAGAGTATCAGAAGTGCCTAAATTAACGTCTGTTGACTTGTTAGAAACATCTTCTTTACCATTCAAAGCCGTTTGGGTAGCGGTTGAAATTGGTTTATTTAAATCACTTGTATTATTTACTTGATCTAAGCCTATATCGGCTTTATTTACATTAATGTTAATTGTATTACTCATGCGCTCAAAGTTATTAAATTTATTTGTTCTTTATAATTTGAATTGACAAAAACATCGAATTCCATATCAGGAAGTATTAAAGTTCCGCCTGCTGGTACATCTGCCGAATACGTGCTATCTGAATTAAAAACGTGGGCATCCTCACAAGGTACGCGTAAAATACCTCCGTAATCATAACCATTTAAAGGTAAATCACAAATACCATTACTATCCCTTAACTCTAATGAGAAAGTTAGCACGTGTCCTGCTATCTCATCTTTTCCACGTTCAACAAAAGCACTAATATTTGCGTTTGAAACGCGACCTATTAATGTCCAACGTTTAGACTTTTTTAATACGTTGAATATATCTCTACAAATTTGAAGCGTGTCCGATTTAGTTTCAACAAGGTTTGAATTATCCTTATATACCTTATCTGCAATAACCATCACAAACTGAATGTTTGTATTTAGTTCATTAATGTTTCCACTATTGTAGTCAATAGCTAATAAAGGATAAAGTAAAGACCTGTTTTGAAGTGCCAAATTAAGTTCACCAAAATAAAAGGAGTTTAGTTGATAGTGAGCTTTCTGAATTTCTTCAAACTCTTTTTGTAATATGTTTATTGTTGTTATCATGCAAAAACAATATTTACATCTGGTCCTCCATTATCTGGTTTGATTTCACCTAAAGAGTCATCACAAGGATAAAGATAACTGTAATAACTTCCATATTCAGGGAAAAGCGTATAGTTTAATTTTAAGAACCTTACTAAACGTTCACGATAAAAGTTGTAATCTTTCTTTAAAGTGTTAATAGAGCGGTTCATTTCGCTCTCTGAAGCATTGTTTACACCTTCTGAACTTACCTTACTTAAACCAATTTGACGAAGTTCTAATGTAGTCATTTCAACTGCTCTAACTTCTACACTTGCAACTAAACAAGGTGAAATATATTTATTCAATAAAATTTCTTCATTTGCATTCAAAGTATCGTTATCAACCGCATCTAATAAGTGGTTAAATAATTGACTTCCCAAAATCGACTCTAAAACAGTATCTTGTACGCGTGTAATTAAAGTAGAAATTAAAGAGTCATCTACATTTGAACTAATGTAAGATAATTTCTTAAGGTTTGTTGTTGATATTAAATGAGCCATATTATTGATTTATAATAACTTGAAACCATGTGTGTCTACATGAAGGTGTGTGTACTTTTGTATTTGGGTTAGTGTACCAACCACCTTTGTACTCCCAAACATTTCTATCTATACCAGCCGATTTTAAACGAGCTGTAATCATATCAATTTCTTCACGTTTGAATACTTTTTTAGCTGCCAATAAAGCTTTGCAGAATGGTCTACTTTCACCTTTTAAGGGTGGCGCATCTGTTCTCTCTCTATATTGGTAAACAACTCGAAAGTTTACATTTCCAACATTGCTTTGACCTTTTGGTGTTAACTCAAAGCCTTTAATCATTCCTAATTTCTCAAGTTCGATTAATTGTTTACTTACATATGTAGCACCTTTGTCTATTGCTTTCACGATAGCTCCGTAACTTTCACCGTTGTTAATTAATCCTATTATTTTATTTTGATCTTCTGTTAAAGTGTCAGCAAATTTGTATTTAGAAAGTAATTCTTTTTCACTCATTTCTAAATTCTTAAAGCTTTTCATTTCTTGAGAATAGATTTCTTTATAGTCAGTCGTTCCGAATTCATTAAACCAGCTTAAAACCGTATTTTCATCTATTTCGCTAAATGCTTGCCTTGTACCTTGTAATACATCTCCGTTTACAATTGGTGGCAATCCTGCTAAAGCTCTTTGTTCATTGATTGTTAAGTTAGCTAAAACAGAAGTAGCTAATAAAGGACTCATTTTGTCAATAGTATCAGCTATTTGTGATTTACTTTCAACTTGTTGTGTTAATTGTAAATGTTTCGGTATAAAAAAGATATTACCAACAAAATTATTAAGCGTATAATGTGCATATTCAAGTGCGTCTGTAATTGTTTTTTGTCTATCTTGAGCGTAATTATTCATAAATATTGAATAAGCCGTTTCAAGCTCAGCTGTACCGCCTAATTGACCAGCTGTCTTAACCGAAAATAAAGCGGGATTAATCACTGAATGACCTACCATAATCTCGTCAACTATACTTTCTTGAGTTAATAGGTAACGTTGGTCTAAATTATTACCATTAATTTGAACAACACTTGGCGCTGTTTCTTGTGACTTAGAGAAAGTAACTACAATACCACCTTGTTTATCTCTGTCAGAGCTTTCACCTTTTAATTTAGCTACAATCTTTTTCTTCTCGTCTTGATTGTTTGGCTCACCAGTTGGCACGTTAATAATTGTCCCACCTTTAAACCCATTCACAACTTCTGAATATCTAAAATAGTTCATTTCAACACTTGCCAAAATTGAACTAATACAACCGCTATATGATGGAATCGGATAAACTGATTTAGTAAGTTGCTTAGTTCGGTCATCAACTAAATGTTGTTTTGATTTCGCACTAACATATAATAAAACTTCGTTATCTTGTAAGCTTAATGCTTCTATTGATTTGATTAATTTATATCCTGTCTTTTCTTCGCTTTGGTTTCTTTCTTTCCAATTCTCTGAATATTCGTAATACTCTTCATTTGATGATTTTCTAATCAACTCAACTGGAATGTGGTGAGCATCCCAAAATTTAGAGATAGGATTTTTCTTGAATAGAACCGCAAAAGAATTTAATATTTCTTGATCATTCGCCAACATTACAGCAATCTCATCTAACGAATAAGGTGCGTTTCCGTTCTTCTTTATAAGCTCCCATTTAGCTTTGTCTGTTGTGTCTGAGTCTAATCCACTTGAAGCAATATATTTCACCTTAGAGTTCACAATTCCTTGGTGTATAGAACTATTATAGTATAGAGATACCAAAAATTGAGGATATAAATTATCATTTCCCCAACTGATAAAACTATCACCTCTTTTTTGGTTTTCTACAGGAAGCGGTAAACTTGCTTCGCGAAAAATATATTGATCACTCATAGACATTTATTATAGTAGTTGTATTTGTATATGTTGGGGTAATTGTTTCATCTTCAAAAACTCGTGCTTTCCCTGTTTCACATTCTATTCCAGTTGTATAATCTTCGCTTTCTGTTTCCATTTGATATACATAATATGTATAATCACCCAAAGGTAATGTTATATCCGTACCTTCATAAAGGTTAAATAGGTTGTAACGTTTTGGTGATGTCGATAAATCGTTTAAAAAACAAAAATACTCTTTTTTTGATTGTTCATTTATAAATCTAAACAACCAATTAATAGCTAATTCTTGATCAGATTTCTCCGTCAGAGTTAACGCTATTTGATTTAGACTTGCTTTTTCTATTAGACTTAACATTTGTTTTCTTTGAAGTTCTAAATTTAACTATTTTTTCTCCGTTTTTCTCTGAAATTTCAAACAAATTATTTAAAATCTCGTCAATATGTTCTTTTTCCATTTTATAGAATAAAAAAGGGGCTACTTAAAGCCCCTAATTAATAGTTATTAAGATAATAATGTAGTCACAATAGAACCACCAATTTTCGGTGCGTTTAATTTTTCTCTACCTACAAATGATAAAGTCACACCATTCATATCTTCAAACTTAGTTCCTGTAGTTCTTGAAAGGTTAAATTTCAAACCTTTATCAATTCCTAACACTTCATAAGTACCATCATTCAATTTAGCAATCAAACAAACCCTGTCTTTTACCAAATTTTCAAATTGTTGAATGTTAGCAGCAGTGTTGCCTGAAAGTTTAATGTTTCCTTGGATGTCAAAACCTGTTGAAGCGTTTTCACGTGTACCAATAGAAGCTACAGTGAAATCACTCATTTCAACATCAACTAATACTTCATAAAACAATTTAGCTCCTACGTTAGCCATAGCTGTTATTTCACCATTTGTACGAGTGTATGTATAATTAGCAGCTCCTGTTGCTTCATCTCTCAAAGAACCAACATACCACTTATCTACACCACCAGCACTATCGCAATTTAATGCACCAAAACCTGAAGTTAATTCACACATATATAATAAGTTTTAAAAGGGTAGCCTAAACTACCCTATGTTAATAATTAAGCTCTTTTTACTCTTACAAAGTATTGAGGGAAAACGTATTGAACACCCAAACGGAAAGATGTATCTACTTTCAATTTTTCGTTATAAGAATCGTATTTAATATCGAAATTCTCGTCTTCGCGTGAATCAGTTCCTAAAAATACTAATGATACAGGCACTGCAAAGATTTCGTTTGAAGCGTCTAATGCAGGCACTGTCAACACTTCTACGTTAGTTTGTGGTAAAGTGAAACGTAAAGCACCACCTTCGTTAACTGGTTGAATTCTATCGTATGGATTTGAAGTATTCCAAGCTGCGATGATGTTTAAAGCTTCAGTACGACCAGTGTAAAGAGCAATATCCATTTGGTTGTCGAAAATCTCAGCAGGAATTTTAGTAAACACTTCGTAAGCAGCGTCGTATGCGTTTGTGCTTGTGATAGTAGCGTAAGTAGTAGTAGTTTTTAATACTGCTGTATCTGCTTTCAATGCTTTAACTAAACCATCAAAATGTACTAAATCTGGATCCAATGAAGCAGTATCACCTAACCATACTAAACGTTCAGCTTTCTTTTGTAACATCTTAGTCAAGTATGCCATTAAGATAGTCTCAAGCGGTGCAGGAAGTTGACCTTCTTGGTTTTTCATACCTAAAGCATTCAATACTTGCGTCATTTTAGTATTCAAAGTTTCATTACAAAACTCAACCCCCATATATAAAGGCTTAGTTGTTAAAACTTTCTCAGTGAAAACAACAGAACCATCAGGTGAAGGTGTACATGCTGCCTTAGCTTGTAATGCTACTGAAGAAGATAAAAGAGCAATTTCTCTTGAACCTTTCACACCTTCCTCTAACATTAATTTGTCTAAGAAAGTAGAAGTAGATAATAAATCTGCAGTGATGTTTGGAAGGTTGTTGTCTTTCCAAGCTGCTAAACCAGATACATCGTATCCAAATTTTTCTTTTAAAGTTTTTTGTAATCTCATTTTGTTTTTTATTTTTTAGTTAATATTTCTTTCACAGTTAAAGATTTGAATTCTTCAACTTTTTTTCTTTCGTCTTTAAATTTAGACTCTTTTACATTTGCCAACTCATTGAATTTGTCTTCTAATGCTTTAAATCTTTCATCAATGTCATTGATAATTTTTTCAGTCATAGACGAAAATTCTTCTTTAGACATCATCTCAGGTGCAACTGTTTCTTCTGTAGTTTCTTCAGACATTACTTCTTCTAATGCAGTAATAACACCGTTTACGTCAACAGAAACAACCCAAACCTTATCCTCGTACTCAACTTGGAAATCACCTTCAGGTGCAGGGATTTGGTTTTTTTCTACGTCTAATACAAAAACAGGAGTACCTACAGCCAAGTCACCTTCATAATATAAAGTGATGCCATCGATTGTTTGAACTTCTGAAAATGCAATCTTTACTTCCTCTTCTTTCTTGAAAAAATCGAAAATAGATTTTACTTGTTTGTTCATATTTATTTATTTTAGTTTAAGTTCTATTTGTTCGAATAAGCCTTCTACACTATACCCACTAAATTCACCTTTCTTAATTTTATTCCAAATTGTAGGATTGTCAACTTTATAAGACCTTATCCAAGTCCCAACTTGTAAATTAAAAGATGCAAATTGTTTAGGTATTTGTTTTAAGTCGGTAATAATGTAATCGGATAACATTCTAACACCTTCTATTACTCTATTTGAGTCGTGTTCGATATTCACGTTGTTTGCAAAGCCTAATTTCTTGTTTTTCTCTCTAATTACCTTTATAGTTTTAGGTTTGAACAATACGTATCTATCTGGATTACTTCTATAAATAGGTGTATTTGCACTAATCATTACACCTGTTACAATTCTTTTTTCTTCATTAAATACAAAGTGTTCTTTAACGTCCTTATTGAATGCAAAATAAGGTTTATTATGTGCAGGTCGCAAAACAAAAGAGTTGAAATCTACTCCTGTTTCATCGTTCTCGTTTACAACTAATTCAAAAAAAGGTAACATTTATGATTAGATTTTAGTCAAATTTAATGATTAGATTTTAAATAGTTGAAATTAATTCAGTTTTTTTCGTTTTTTCTTGCATTTTCGTTATATCTGAGTCAACTACTACTACCTTATAAGTACTCTGCGCTTGTATTTCTGTTTGCGTGCCTTGTGTAGTGTTATTTTGAGTTTGTTCGGTTGGTCTATTAATTGTAGGTGCTTGTACACTTGGCATAGGTGCGTTTAATATTTGTTTCGCTGAACTCATTGCTTTTGTAACAGTAGCAACACCTGCAGCAATATAACCACCTAACACAAACGGAGCAGCGGGACCAGTAGCCGCAGCCGCAGCAGTAGCTCCAGCAATTGTAGCAGAAAGTGATTTAGCAGTATCTATTGACAATTGAGTGATAGCAAAAGCTTTTTGAACGGCACTTCCTTGCTCTGATAATCCAGCCAAAGCTCCAAACATATTAGCGGTTTCATCTAACAAGAATTTTTTAGAGTTTGCAAGTTCTTCATCTAACATTTTTTGCCTCTCAGTTGAATCCTTTGAAATATCTAAAAGATTTTTTTCATGGTTAGCTTTTAATAATTCTAATTCGCCACTTGTTAATTCTGTGTTAGCTTTCTTTTGTTGATAATCTAAGTTTTCTAACTCAATTCTTTTTTGTTGTTTTAAATTGAAATCTTCTTCAGCACGAATAATCTCAGCTTCAAGTTGTGCCTTTTTACTGGTGTTGTCTTCTTGTGTTTTTTTTGCTTCTTGTTGTTTTTTTAAAGCTACTCTATCAGCTTCTTGTTGAGCATCCAACTCAGTCATTAAAGCATCGTATTTTTGTTTTAATGCTTTTTTGCCTTCATATTGCTTCACAAGTTCTTCACGTTCTCGGTCATGCTTTAATTTCAAAGCCATTATTTCACGTGTGTTCACATCGTCAATATTGGCAACTGTTAAATCTTCTAATCTTCTTTGAAGTGCTAAACGTTCCTGAGCTTCTTTTTCAGCTTCTTCTTTAAGCCTTGCTCTACGTTCTTTTTGTTTGTTTATAGCTTCATCATTTGCTTGTTTTGTTTTTGCTTTTTGGTCATCAATATCTTTTTGTCTATCTGCTTTGATTTGTTGGTTATATTCAAATTGATCATTCTTAAGCTTAGTTAAAGTTTGATTTAATTCTTTTACTTTTTGTTGTTGTGCTTTTGCTGTTTCTTCATCCCCAAATAATAAACGACCTGTTGCGTTGAAACCTATCTTATCAAAAACTTCTACTATTTTTAAATTCTTTAATTGTTCATCGTAAACTTTTTTTGAAGCTCCAATTTCTTTTTCAGTTTTATCTATTGCATCTTTAAAACGCGCTTTTCTTTTATTGCTAATTTCTTCTTCTGTATAACCTAAACGTTTTAATGTTCTTTCATATTCATCAAAATTATCATTTGCGATTCTTGCTGCTTCAGCTTGTTTTGTTGTTGCTTGTTCAAAATTTTTTGCACTGGTTAAACTTTGAGTCATTGAACTTTTGAGTTTGTCAAAATTTGCTATTAAATAGCCTATTGCTATCATTAATGCACCTATTCCTGTTGATGCAATTGCACCTTTTAAACTTGAAAAAGCACCTACAACAGTTGTTTTTATTGTATTAGCAAAACTCTTAAACATTGGTAATGCAGTTCTAATACCTTCTATACCTTCAGCAAGTGCCATCGCTGATTGTACTTTCAACAATGTTTTTTCAAGTTCTTCACTTTCCTCACCAAACAAAGCCGAAGCACCCTGTACTAATTGAAAGCCTGATGCTGCACCTTGAATTGCTCCTCCTAATTTTTGCGTGAAAGTTTGAGCAGCACTATCTACTACTTGATCAGTTTCAATTTGTGTTTGTCTATACCTCGCAACTGTTTCTAACAAGTCTTGATATTCCTTTGTGTTTTGTTTACCAGCCAAAGCTAACTCGTAAAGCCTATCTTCAGCTTCACCCATTCTTGCAGTTAGTGGTTGTAACTCTCCGTATATATCCTCGAATTTGGCATTAACATCTGTTGCCGCCTCGCTTAATTCTTGGTACGATACACTTAAGTTATCCAATTTCTTTTTGGCGTCTTCTACCTCTTTAGAATTAGCTCCAAATTCCTTAGATAGTTTTTCAACTTCTTGCTCAGTATCTTTAATTGACTTTCTTAAGGTGTCAAACTCCTTATCTATTGAAGCTACTCTCGAAGCACTATCTCCTGTGTCAACTCCTACTTTAAAAATTATTTCTTCTTGTGCCATTATAATGAAGCTATATAATCGTTTATAATTGTTTCTTGGTTAAAAATTTCTGCTGAAACATCAGCGTTCAAAACTTCATTACCTATTCTAATAATGTTTGAATAACTACTTTCAACATATGTGTAAGCACCTCTTACCTCTTGTATTACTTCTATCATGACAAACAATTTAAAGTTAATTGACTAATATCAAAACTACATGCGTTTGACGAGCTTCCAGACGTTCTGCATGCTTGGATAGTTATGGGTGTTGTATCACTTGGTAAATTTGTTGTTATAGAACCTTCAACTATAACATTATTTTCCAAAGAAATTGCTTTGTAATATACAGTATTAGAATTAAAAGGGTTGTAGATTTCAAATACAAAAAAATCACTTGCCACATCTCCAGAAGTTCTATTCGCAGGGAAATTAGAACCTAAATCAATTTTAGTACAAGTTCCAGAACCATCGTTGTGAAATATTTGTAAATTAGTATCTGTTGCATCTGAGCCAATTCCGATAACATTCAATAAGCTTTCAACCGTTACAGTAGAAGATAAACCTAAAGAAGCTGTTGATGCAGTCATCCCATAGAATTGCCTTGCTCCTGAGTTGTAACCTGTATCAGACACACCAAATGCGACACACATTCTAAAACCTATATTAATAAAATTAAAAGCTGAAGTTGATCTATAGCCACAAAAACCATTTGTAGCAGGCGTGGACACTCTAATTCTTAATCTTGTTTTCTTCTCTTGTATAGATGCAGTTGATACAGATACAGCTACTGCAGTTCCTAAGAGTGTACCTGTTGCAATATTCTCAGCCAATACAGTTGTTGAGTTATGTTGCGCTCTATAACCTCGTGCAATTTCATCACTTTTAACTGTCCAATAATTTTCAGCTACTAATTTAGCATCAATTTGATTTTCTACAGCTTGAGTCGTTGGATACTTTGTGTTATTAATTACAGAGAAATCATTCGCTTTATTGGATAATATTTCAAAGCTTGCTACATCGTAAATAACTTCTTCTATTCCTGTTGATGTTCTTGTATAAATACTCCCTGTTGTTGTATTCATATAGAATTCACCAATATAAATATCCGTTGCTAACCAACTACCATCTCTATGGTCGTTTGAAGTTGGAATCGTAGGAACTCCAGCCCCTTTCTTAATTATTATTCTTCTTGTTTCATCACTCATTTATCAAAATTTTAGAATTTTTACTTATACCATTTATTCCCCCTAACATTTTATATACATCTTCATCAGCATTATTCACACCACCATTTAAAATCGGTGCATCTATACTTGATAGGCTCATTCTTTCAATCGTTATTTCATCGGTTAAATATAATTTACGTACAGGAATTGACGACCTAAAAGAAGTCTTTGCAGTTGTTGAAATTACTCCTGTGTTTGTATGAATAGAATATGCGTTGTTAGTATCATATTCAGTAGAAGTCCATAAATTCAAACCTAATAAAGGCACGTAACCGCCATTGTAAATAGCTGTCATTTCTTCTGTGCTTGGAAGATACCAATCATTATAACCGCCTAAAACTAAATCATTACAATATTTAGCAGCAGTAACAGTTACTCCACTTATATCTACAATTAATGTAGTGTTAAATTCGCCTGTATATGTATCAGTTGATCCAATTAAAACACTATTAGAGTATCTTATGTCTGCAAAATAATATGTATCATTCGTTGGTATATCATTTTGATATATCATCAAATCATAATCTTCATTATAAGGAATCGTTATTGTACCTGCAGCCATTAACCTAAGTATTTAAGAAGTTCAACTTGAGTCGTTCCATAAGCATCTAAATCAAAATCTTTTATTGTGTTTAGTCTGTAAAGTATGCCATCAATCATTTTCAATTTTGAGAAATCTAAATCGTGAATATCTTTGTAGTTTAGTTTCAAGTATAAAGATAGTAATTTAGAATTTTCTGATGTCATTTCATTTACAAATCTTGCATGGTAATAGTCGTACGTGTTCTTTTGATCAGGTATAACCTGCAAACCATCAAAGGTATAATTACGTGAGCTGAAGTGTAAATCAAATAAAGGCTCGAAATTTTGATTTTCTCTATACCTTATGTGATGTGTGAAAGGATATACAGTGTAAGTCGTTTGAGTATCATCATTTGTATTCCTTATTGTTATAGGTTCTGTTCTAAATCCATTGTAAAAAGTAAGCATTCCTTTCCCTTTATACGGTTTTATTGTCTCTTTTCCTGTCGTATCTATTGATTTATCTATTATTAAAGGGTAAATTAAGTTAGTATTCTCCACTTTATAAGGTACATATGTATTAAAAGGTAGCTCAATCTTAACATCGCCAGCAGCCCATGTGCTTAATTGAATGGATTTTTCACCATAATTTAAACCTGTTAAACGTTTATATTCGTTGTTTAAGTAGTCTTTTTCCTCTGAAAACTTATAAACGTAGTTAGAACCTTGCACGAGTGAGTTACTTTGTATTGTTATTTCTCTTTGATTATCTACTTTATCCGTCCAATCATCGTAATTTGAAGGTGATTTATAGTAGTTATTAAACGTATCAATGTAAATAGTAGACTTGTTTGTAACTACATTATAAATCGGATCACTCATGTAAGCATAGAACAAGTTCATTATACCCTTTAAAAACTCTGAACATTTTATATCAGGCAATGAATTGTTTAAAGTTATTGGAGATCCATCGACAATAGTATCTCTTGCAGTCAATGTTAAATGTATATCATTTACATCTACTGTGATTATTGAGCCATCTTTTTTGTTTAGAAAAAATAAAATGTTAAATGTTAATTTTTGACCTGCTTTTAAATTAAGGTTTGGATTTAAAGAGATTGAACACAAAGTGCCATTAGTCATAGTTCTCCTTGTTGTTCTTGTCAATACCCCATCAACGTATATTTCTACTTCATACGAGCCAGCACTATTAATCCCTGCATGAGTATATATCAAATTCCCTGACAAATTTATGTCATAAATACCGCTTGCATTTATAGTTAATATTCCTGTTGTTGTGTTTATATAATTAATATTTTGCGTGGGTGGCGCAGTAAACGAAATATCTTTAAATATGTTATACGCACTATTAAATTCAAAATGTTTAAATTGTTTGTTTCCGTTTAGGTCGGTGTAATATCTTGGATAACCTGTTATTGTTTGTGATAATATATCTCCATCCGCTTCAACCTTCATGTCGTTTGAATATGTTGAATTCAGCTTCATTACATCGCCACCGCCAAAACCATAAATCAACTTTTGCATATTAGCACTCGTAAAGAATGAAGTCGTATAATCTACTTCTATATTTTCACCCTCTAAAGCTTCGTTTAATATCTTCTTAATTGCTTCTTTAACGTATACAAATGGATATAATTGATTTGTTCTAAACGTAGAAGTACTCGGCTTATTATACCCATAATCTACTATTGGATAAATATACCCAAATGATTGAGGTTGATATCCATATGAGTCAGCTCCGAAATTACGTGTAAACACTCCGTTAACGTGTACGCCTTGCATCCATGTATTAACCACGTTATCCCTTGTCAAAGTGTGATCATATTCACTCCAGTCTAATTCATTGAGTTTCTTCTCTTTAAGCTTAGCGAATATATCAACCGCATCACTGAATAACGTACAATCAAAGTAGTAGTTTTTATCTTGAATAATAACCTCGTTTAGTTTCAACTTACCTTTGAAAATTAGCAAGTCATTCTTGTAAAATTCACAAGGGTTACGGATAGCAGGATTAAATGAAACGTTTGAACTCTGTAACACATCCATTGACAAAGAATAAGCACTCATAAAGAATTGCATATTGTTCGAAGTACCTTCTAACTTTATAGATTTAGAATAGCTTCTTTTACGCTTTTCAGGCTCTTTAACATCACTTATTGACAAGTTCAAAGGTACAGCTATATTCTCTGATAAATCAAGCTCTATGCCGTTTACAATTAGTTTTGAATTCATAGTCTTATAGAGTTTTCAGGTGTAAATTCAATTTCTACTATCTCATTAAATAGCTCATCGTGTTTATCCTGTTTGATTTGATAGCTCGAATTAGTGATAATTACACTTTCATTTTCTTCACCTTCGTTAATATACACTGCTGGAGAGTCATATAATTGAGTCAACCAGTTTTGAGTAGTTTCATCTAACCAATCTGAAATCAATTGTAATTTCTTAGTAGTTTGTTTTAGGTAGCTTAACCTTCCTGTATTGGCTTTACTTAATGAATATACACCATTACTCCAACTTCCTTGTGAACGTTCAAACTCAAATGATTTTACGCTTGCTGAATATCTCTTGTTATACGTGAATAGATAATTATCATAAGCTCCATATTTATTCATGAATCTCAAAGTAGCTCCATTGTAAAAACAAGTGTTGTCAAAATACAGCCATGTTAAGCATGACAATGTTCCATTTGAAGCATCTAATAAAACTATCAGTACACTTGTACAACTTGCAGCTTCACTACTCGTTAAATAGCCTAAACTTACATGTTGATCTAAGTTGAAATAAATCGAACCTAATAAACCTTGATTTCCTGTGATAAAGTTTTCATCCGTTTGTTTAATTATTGTAGCGCCGTTGTAATAACTATATCTTACTTTGTAGTTGGCAGGTGTATCTATTGTGGTGTTATCTATCCATGTATAAGTTAAGCTATCTTCTTTCTTTATTGTTTGCTCGTATAGATTGACAGTTGAACCATATAACCTATAAGATCTATCAGTTAACAATTGCTTTGTCAATCCTTTTTGATAGTCGGTGTAATCCCAATTCAAAAATTCAGAACGTGAAAGCTTACCTTTATACACGCCAATTTGACTACTCGTAGCCGGTGTTGGGTTTACAGAAACAGAACCGTTTATTGTTGTCGAATATTTTTCGTAAACATTTACAGAAATGAATCTGTATCCATCAGGATCAAATATAGTTGCTGAATTTATAGGTTTAATATTTTGAGTAGGTATGTAAGGTGCTACTATATTTGATACATCGTATTTCCCATAAACATACGTTGCATCTTCATCCTGAGGATAAACTTCATACATTCCAACACTTCCCTCAACAATCACCTCAATAACAAATGACATATTAAACTTGCCACTTATAGTTTGTTTAAACTGGAAGATAATAGGATTATCCGAAGGCGTTGCATACGCTGGTTGCTGTGTAATTGATATTGCCATTATGTATTAGGTTTTTTAATTATCGTTATTATAGATTCTTTTATCAGTGCTGAAATAGGTTTAGACATTTCTTCCACTCTTTGAGGTGTTACAACTTTATCGTAAAAGTGAGTCGCTTCAATACCATCTGTAACTAATCTCTTTTGGATAGCATAAGCAAGTCCATCATGTGTGCTACCTTGTGGAATTGGAATACCTTTATCATAAATCCATTTCTTAATAGCATCATGAAAAGACAAACCAGTTTTAGGTGCTTGACCGTGAGTTGGTGCGCCTCTATTTATTATAGTACCATTTACACCGTAGTTTATATACTTCCAATAAAACGGTGCTGTTACTTCAATACTCTTTGGATTTATTTTACTCGGTATAATTGATTGCTCTAAATTCCCACTTGCTCGATTCTTTTGTAGCTCTTTTCGTAAATCAACAATCAACTCATTCGTTAAGTCTAATAATAGTTGCGACAAAGGGCTATTAGCTGTATTAGATAATATACTTTCAGCTTCTCCAAAATCTAATTGTCCTACTATATCAGCTTCATTTACCACGTTGTATTGTCTTTATTTCTTGTTGTTTTTCAAAGTTAATAAAATTTAACCTATGATTGAATTTATAAACATTCCATTTTACTATGTCTTCCCAACTGGTATTATATTCCTTGCTTAAAAAGTGTATTACCTTTTCCCACGTATAGCGAGAAGATTTCTTATCAACCTTATTTTCATCTTCTTTTGGCTCTCCGTAAAGTTCTTTGTTAATACGATTGATTGTCGCAAAAAAAAACTAACCACGTTCAAGTAGATAGGTAGTGGAATGTGTTGTTTAAATATCTTTTCACGTTCCTGGTTTGAGTAAATCATATTCCCATTTTGGTCCAAGTCTCCGTAGTTCGTACCCTTTTCGATATACATTAATGCTACTAACCTTGCTGGGTTCGCTTGCATATCTGAGTTGCTTACATCTATATGCCATCCAACACCAACCTTTTTAGGATCTACTAACTCATACTTTTGTTCTAACACTTCAATCTCTTTATCAGGCTCTGTTACTTTGTAGTTCTCGAATAAACCTATACAATGAACGTAAATATCTTTTAGCTCACTTATATTCACTTTCTTTAATTCGTTTACCGTACCGCTTGTAAGCACGCTTAAGAATTCGATTATGTCATTCAAGTCCAATTCACCTGTCGTAAACTTTGGATTAGTTAGAGCTTGTAAATGTTCAATCCTTAAGTCATTCATTGACTTTGGAGCCTTTATATTAATATACTTCAAAATACCCATTGCTTATTGTTTTAATTGATTGCACTGCTAAAGCTAACGACATTACACCATCATCATGTACACCTTGAGGCGCGCCGTATTGCACTCTCCTGGTCTTTTCATTGTATACATAAGTGAATGCGTTTAATTCATCTATCAGCCAATTTTGGTTTAATACTTTTATTTCTTTGTTCTCGAATAACACGGATAGATCTTCAATCATTATAGGCTTAGACTTTACCGAAGTAACATAAGGTTCTACAAAGTTGTATATTCTATTTTGAAGCATCTCAAAGAATACATCTCCTTGGTTGTTTACTTCTACCATTACCTTAGCATTATAATGCTTTATAACTTCTGAAACTTCATCTATTATCTTTGACCATTCTAAATGTCTCCAACGATTAACGTATATCATTTCATAGTTAGAATTCAAAATAGTTAGCACCGTGTAATCGTCCGCACGCCCTATATCTAACCCTCCGTATAAGTTACCTTTGTTTTCTGTACCTTCAAATACACAACTATCTACATTCTTAAACAACCCACTTGCATTGTCTATAAACTTCGCTAAATATTCCTGTTCAAATATATGTGAGGGTAGGTTTCTTTTCCTTTCTTCTAAGTCATTTGGATCAATCATAGGATTGTCAAAGGATGTATAGTGAAAGTACTTATATCGTTCATCGTAGTTAGGTTGTAGACTCATCTTGTAAAAATGATTCTTACCTTTTGGCGTGGATATAAATATAACCTTTTTACCCTTTACTAATACAGTTGCACTTAGTACCTCACTCCATAACTCCGCACGTGTAAAGGCATACTCATCGATAATAAGATAATCGAATGTGTTACCTCGAATATTATCTGGCCGTTCACCAGAAAAGAATTGTATCTTACTTCCTAAACCTGTTATCGTTAAATCTGACCTGTTATATTGGAATAGTCCACTTCGAGCTGTTACACCCTCCATTTCATCAAATACCTTCTTAGATTGTTTGTAGATAGGAGTTACCCATGCAATATTGCACCCTTTGTGGTTAATAGCCCAATAAAGCATTTGGTTAATACCTAACATTGTCTTTCCAAACTGCCTACCGATATTTAAAACATAATACTTATACGCCTCGTTGTTTATCGAGTGGTGTATTAGTCTCTGTTTCTCGTGGGGCTTATAACCTTTAATCGTTGCCATCAAAGTCGAATCTCTCGATTATAGTTTGCTCTATTTGTTGTTTGTCGGTAAGACCATTTAATCGTTGTGTAATACTTGGATTATATTGACCTACCATACCGCCTTCAATCTGATCCTGTCTTATTTCTTCTTTTATACGTGAACAGATAGGTCGATATTCTTCATATGCTTTATCTGTATTATCTAAATAATGTTTGATGCTTCCTATTTCGTTATAGCAAAAGTTTTTGAAACCTTCAATAGTTAAAGGCACTCTTAAAGGAACTGGAACTACATTACCTATTTTATCTAATTGATAATTGTAACGTGGATTTTCGTGTACTTTGTTTCTGTACTTTTCAAATAGTTCCCAAAGTTTCTCTGGAGTTTCTATATACTTATGCTTTGCCATTGTGTTTATGCTTTTGGTTTACGTGTTCTCGTTTTCTTTGGTTGTTCTACTGAATACTTTGATTTCGTTTCTTCATAAAATCTAACTTTCCAGTTTTCTATAATTTTCCATGCAGAAAGTAAACAGTTATTACACCCTTTTGTTATAGGTCTTTTCGTTATCTCTGAATATACTTCGTTTAGAAGTAGAAATTCGTTATCGGATAACTTAGATTCGTTTTGTTTGTCTTTTATCTTTTCGTAAGATTCAAGACTATTTGCTGATAGTATCATATATTTTTGCTATTAAAAACGTTGTTAAAGGTAAATAAAGATCGTTTAATATCAAACCAAATGGAAGACTAATCCAAAAGGTAAAACATGGAAAGCAATCTAATGGTTTGATAGGCTTTGATATTCTCGTTCCTGTTGCTTTACGTAGGTAGTAACCTATGTTTAGTTCGTGGTGTAGTATTACACTCGTGAAAAGTGCTAATATTTCGTATTTCATTTTAGTTAAGATAATAAATTATTTCTATTCCTCCGTTATAAAAATCTGATTCGATATAGATTAAACGGTATTTTAATTTTGCTTTTACTTTCATATCACAAATATAATAAAAAACCCTAACAAATTAATGTTAGGGCTGACTGGAAAAAGCAAAAGCGAAAGCGATGTAAATATACTAATTATTTTTTATCTCGCACAAAAGTTCCGTTAATAGTTTGTCCTGTCCTATTTTTGATTACGTTGTAAGCATCTTCATAGCATTGATTCATATCAATTGATAGTTGTTCACATAAAATAGTCAATACTATCATAATATCACCTATTGCATCTTTAATTTCGTTAAATTCGTTTTTCAAAAAAGCACTCCCTAATTCGCCAACTTCTTCAGATAGTTTGATTAATTGTTTTGGTGCATTACCTAACTTTATTAAGTTTCTTTCTTTTGCCCAATTTATAACACTTTCTTGTACGTTTTCTTTTCGTTGTGTTTGTAGTTTCTGAATGTAGTTAACAGCATCCATTAACTCTTGCTTGGTGTGTTCAAGAAAATCGTCTGTATTATTTTCTGCTAAAGTTGTACCATATTTTTCAATTCCAACTTGGCTACGTTTACGAAATTGGTTTATTACATCTTCTACTATGCTATCTGTTTTTTCTTTTAGTTTAAAGTACTTTTGTAGTGTTTCGTTTAACTCGTAACCTTTATAAAAATCACTTGTTAAAAAGAAATAATTCTCGGTTGCGTTTACCATGTACTCCTTGCCCTTTTCAAACATTAATCTGTAGTTGTCCATATAGTCAGATATACACACTAATATATCGTTTTCTTTAATCGTATTCTTCATTTTTATATTCAATTGATTTTTTAAAATTTAACCTTTTCAGATATTTACTTACTTTAACCTGAAATTTTGAAAGGGGAAAATTCATCCCCCATCTTTGTAACTTTGCTTTATTCATCAGAAAGGTAAAGTATCATTATCTTCAACTTCATTCACTATCTGAGTTGCTGTTGGCTTCGCTACTGGTGTATTTTCTTCTTTCATTTGAACGTTTATTTGCCACAACTCAAGACTATTGAAATACTTTACCTCACCTTGTGGATTAGTCCATTCACGACCTTTTAAATTGAATTTACAATCTACATTATCACCTACTCGAATACCATCTAACAAATCGGTTTGATTGTTACTACAATGTAATAGTATATCCTGCTCGTACATACCATCTTTTGTAGTTATTACTACTTCTCTTTTTGAGTACTTTTCTGTAACTTTTACAGTTTTAAATACTTTCTTTACTTTACCATTTAGCTCCATCTGCTTGGGTTGTTTACTTTTAAATAAATATTTTCAAATCTTTTCTTTGTATTCACGAATTCAGTTTTCGTGTTGTAACAATCTGAATGTATCACTCGATACGTTAAGGTGTTACCTTCACTTTTAATCACTTTTACCAATTGTTTGCGCGTGCAATTTTGGTAATACTCATTTTCTTTTATCATACTTGTAATTTTATTGATTTACTAAGCTTTTCAACTTCTGCTACTATCTTAACATACTCTTCAGATTCAAAAATATCTAATTGTGCTGTCAAAGTTTCAACGATACTTTCTAACCATTTTAAAGTTTTATTCAATTGTCGTTTGTTTTCTCTGACAAAGATTACACTATCACTTACACTCTCTAAATTGTGTAATGAAACTTGCATCAATAAACACGTCTGAAATATTGTATTTAACGTGTCTATTTGTATTGGTGTTAATTCTTTTTTTGCTTTCATTTTATTTGATTTTATTATACCATTTATTTATATACTCATCATCTTTTGTTATTAACCAACTATAAAATTTAGATCTGTATTGAGGAGGTTCGTGTAAATATTTACCTATTGTTTTTAAACCTTTTTTTCTATAACAGGCGGTTAAATGTCTTGTGATTATGTTTATTTTTTCAACTTTTAACATCATAATTCAAATGCTTTTAACGATTGTTTAAAACTTCCATTCTCTTTAACTTGGTCTAACATCAATTCAACTACTTCCCTTGTTTCTTGTTGGGCATCATTCTTAAGTCTAAGCTTAAATAAATGTATAAATGATAGTAGACTACCAGTCCAAATAAATTGAGTGTTTAGATTCAATGGTAATACGCTTCTCGCTTGTTCTTTTGATACACCTAATTTAATTAGTCTGTCATATTGATCCTTGCAAAATTGGATTGTTTCGTCTTGTATTATGTTACAAATTTCTTGACTTACCAAACACAAAGAACCATCACTTCCCTGCTTACTATCTTTTGATTGTTTACGCCACGTTTCAATTTTAGTATATGTATCTGAGAAATCTACATAACGTCCTGAGATACTATTTGCACTCATTCCAACTTGATGTTTAAACAATTGACGTTCCACGTAAATAGGACATACTATTCTAAATTGTAGTTGCGGATGTCTAAATACTGAAGTGTGTTTATGACTTACTAAATATTTGATTAGTTTTTCGTCATTTAAATCAAATACTTCTTTCTTCTTTCCGTAACTGACTCTGGCTGCATTCACCACCATTAAGTCATTACCAAACGTTTCTAACAATTCTACTTTCATTTTGCTTTGCTTTTGTCTTACAAATATAATAATTACTTTATAACTTTTACTTTGATTTCAATTACTCCTGTTTTTAAATCTGCTATTCGTTTAAATGCTTCTTTAGACAAGTCTATTGTATATTCTCCCATACCGCCTCTGTCGTTGCATTTAACAATCACACTCTTTTTATTTTCTTTGTTTGTGATCTTGAGCTTCGTGCCAATAGGAAAGTAGTTAGATGCACACGTTAATTTATTACAGTTAAATTTCTCACCAGAAAATGTTACTTGGTCATTGAATTCCTCACCATACCAGGTTGCATTAAAGGTTAGCGAGGTAGTCAACAACCACCCCACTATTGTTATTATTTTTGTCATTTGATTTCTTTTAAATGTTCTAATACTTCTGTATAATATTTCTTTGTACCTTGATCATATGCTATCACTATAACTTCTTCTACATGATAAATAGCGTGTTCAATTGCTTTACGTTCGCTATCTCTTGTGTTATCATTCGAGAATACTTCTATTAGTTCCTCAGCTTTGTCGATTGCTTTCATAATTATCTAAGGTATTTTGTTATCTCTAATTTAACTTGCTTCCAGTAGTCTACATCGACATTTAACTGTAATATTTCATCTACTGCTATATCTGCCATTCTTTTTCCTAATTCAAGACTTACACTCCAATAATCATTGTTAGTGTCTATTTTCCAATATTGGTCAACTAACTCTTTTGCTTTTTCTTCTGCTTTCATTTTATTTTGTTTTTTATTATTACTTTCTTTTTCTTTTTGTTCTTGATACCATTCCAAATAACTCAACATTTCTTCGTGTTCAATTTCGCTTTGGTCTGGTGTTCTATAGAAATCATATGCTCTGCTCATCCTATTATCTCTTTTATCTCAATCTCTTGTTGAGGTGTGAATACAAATTGTTGTTTTGCCTTATCTAATACCTTTGAGTCTAATTGTAAACGTTCAATAAACTTTTCGTATTGTGCGTCACTCATCAAAGGTTTTTGCGGTTGACTTGCTAAATTACCGTCGTCGTCTGTAGTTGACAAACTCAAAATACTTTGTAAAGTATATCTACGATAGTATGTAATTTGTGATCCACGTTGCTGAGCATTCATTGTACCGTCAAGTTCAATTATACTTTCAATCTTTTCTCCTGTTTCCACATCTATTATCTGAGTGATTACTTTACCGTTTAAAATAGGTTGTAATAATAATAAACCATTTTCTAATAAGATTGGTTCGACTGTATCTAAAAGCGCGTTAATATCAGCGTAATTAGATTTAAAATGAGGATTCTTTGAGTTCTTAAAAACTTTCCCCATTTCTTTCTTTGCTTTTGCTAATTTTCCGTAAATCATTTTATTTGTTTTTTAATAGTTCAATAATTTGTTCATCACTTAATTTTTCATAACCTTCTAACATTTTGTTTACGTAAAAAGGTTTTTGTTCTGAATAGTCCTTTACAAAGTTAGCTATTCGTTTGAATCGTTTGATTTGCTCGTTTGATTCAGGGCTTAATTTGAAATTAATACCTTTCGATTTCGTCTCTGTATCTTTCATATATTATTTGTTTTTGTTGTTTACTAAATTCACCTAACTGGATGTAATTCTCAAAAATATCCCCTTCTTGTATTACATCCGATTCATTTACCTTAATCACAAAAGGTCTATCATTTACCTTTAAAGATATCCAGCGTGTAAATACTTTGCCTGTTATTCTAACAACATCGTAATTACCTTTTGAAATTTGCTCTTTAAAATAGCTTTGTACTTCTTCCAAATTCATTTTAATAAGTTCCGTTAAATTTATTAGTAAAAAAAGACTTTATTCCAAACACATAAATGCTATCCATTTTTTTCATTTGAAATGCTGATTTTGGAAACCAGTTTTTTGCTCCGTGAATATTAATTAATACTGCTTTTTCAGTAGATTTTTCTACATATGCAAAAAAATTTCCTGCCATATGTATACAACCATTTTTTTCTATTTGATTGTTTAATTCTTCAATTGCTTTCATTTGCTTTTTGTTTTTAATTAGTAGTCAGGACAGGATTCGAACCTGCATTTCGACGGATATTAAGCGCTCTTAACGCACCGCCGATGTTACCAATTACATCACCTGACTATTTTCCGATATGTCAAAGAACTTTCGTTCAACAAATATAATAATAAATCTTTAATTAAATAACTTTTTTATAATTATTTTATCATTTTATTTAATTCTTTATACTTTTTGATTATTTCTTTAACTTCATCAATAGTAAATTTACGAGTTTCATTTGCTATTTGATCGAGCTTTTCAAGTCTTTCAATACCTATTCTTTGAATTAAACCTTTTCGATATTCAATAAGATTACCACTTAAATACTGGTTGCACGTAATACAAGAACTATGTACGTTATCTTCATTAAATCTAACGTTCCAATGGTTGTTGGCGTTATAGTAGTGCGAAGCATTTACACGCCCTTTAATTGGTTTAAAACAACTAATACAGTCTTTTCCTTTATCTCTAAGATTAATGTAACTATTGAATATAGATTGAGCAATTTTAATATAGTCTTGCAATGTCATGAGATCTGATTTGATTTTCGCTTTACGCTTTTGCCAGTCTTTCTTTTCTTTCTTTTCGTTTAGTTCCTTAGCGTAGATATTTGCGCATTCCCAGGTGCAGCACGCTTGTAAAGGGCGTAAAGGCGTGAACAATACTGAACACACCTTACATTTCTTTGGTTTAATCGATTTCATCAAATATACTCTTTTGATTCGTGTTTTTGTTTTGGTTATATACACCTAAAGCAACTTCAAAAATAGTTCTTCCCGCTTCATAGTCAACTAAGTTACGTGCCATTTTAACTGTTGACTGTTCTCCTTTATATTGTCGAAAATCATAATCGTGAAATTTACAAAGAGTATTTAATTCATCTTTCATTTGGCAAAGAATTGCATCAAGTTTTCTTTCGTTTATATTGTTTGGCAATGTGAAATTAGTCCAATATAAATGCCTACCTCTTTTTTGTGCTGGTATTAATGGCTCATAATAAGGAATAACATTTTCAACTACAAACTTTCCATCGTATTGGTGTTGTAATAATAAAATTTCCTCATATAATTTCATATCAGGATATTTATTAATAAATGTTTTTCTATTTTTTTGTGTCATTCTAACTCTTGAATGTGTCGGACACGGTGGTGAACTCCATATAAAATCAAACTTTTTGAAATGCTCTAATAAATATTGGTGAGCATCTGCAACTATCACTTTGTCGTTTGGGAATCTTTCTTGATACAAACGAGCTGCTTCAGGATCTAATTCAACGGCAGTCACTTCAATTTCAATTCCTTTTTCTTCTGCTACCTGATTCCATTTGTAACGATTTCCTCCTAAACAAGCGTATAAATTTAATACTTTCATCTTTTCCATTTTCTTATCTTTTAATTTTTTCGTAATAATCTTCATTTATATCGTAATTCTTTTCCAACAACATTTGATCTAACAAACAAATGATTTCATCTAATTGCTCAGCATCTATTAATGTGTAAGATTCAAAGTTGTATTTTGTTTTGATGTGCCAGTTTATATCCAAGGCATCTACTTCATATATTTCAGAGACCTTTGGGATTAACACGCCTTTAATAAATTTGATTCTTTTTTTCATATTAATCTTTTTTACTGAATTCTTTTAATGCTTCATTATATCCTTGCTCTAAACCTTTGTTGTATGCTTTTTTTACATCTTCAGCTACTTCTAATAATTTATGCTTAAGTAAATTGTTTTCAAATTTAAGGTAAGATAGATATTCTTTATCTGTCATTTTATCTCTCATTCTAATAGTCTTTTAATTTTGTTTTTTAATTCATCGTTTTCGATTTCTAAATTACGTATATAGGTTTCATTCACCGAAAAATCATTGTTTTTTTCTTCATATTCTTTTAACTTTTGCAATGCAGAATAGTATTTTAAATTTAAGTCTCCATTTAACCTTTCAACTGCATTAATTGTATATTCCATTTTCCTGTGATTTGCGAGTACTTTTGTAAGCTCGTCAATACTTTCATCAAGTGAGTTAATTAAATCAGTTCTATGTGCGTTTTTTGCCCTAATATCGCTAACAGATAACTGCATTTTCAAAATGTTTTTTAAAATCAATTGTTGATCTACTATAATATCTAAATTTTTCATAATTAAAAAGGACAGTCTTCGTCTTTAATTGGTTCTATAAATTTATACTCGTTTACTTCCCTACCTATATTCATTAAATTGGCTGGTTTAGGTATTTCTTCTTTTGGTATATGTAAATTAGTTTGTATGTTTTCTGGTCGTTTAATACAATCTTTTCCATTGCATTTAAAACCATAGCCATAATTATAATCAAAAAAAACAGGTTGATCTAATAAGGTTTGTTTTCCTCCTGTATCAGTATCTTTTACTTTTTGCACTTCAACAAGCGTTGTAAACTTTAAATCTTTATGTCCATTTAACCTATGAATAACTAAAAAATCATCTGCTTTATTTGAAAATGCTTTACCACCTTCAATATCGGCTTTAAATGGAGCTGTTAAATGACCTTCCCAACTATGCCCTTTTGGATATACTGCATTTCTTCTACCACTTGCAGTGGCTGGGTGTGCATTTATGTATATTGTTTTATTAGTCTTTTTGCAAAACATTTTTAAATCATTTAACACATCATAGTTTCCTGAGTATGTTAAAGAAGTTTTTAAAGCATTAAAAGGATCAATTAAACAAACATCTGTATTTGCATCTTCAAACACTTTTAAAAGGTCTTCAGGTGTATATCTAAGCTTATTATCTACAAATTTAAAATAATACTCTAATTTGATTATTCCTTTCTCAATTTCGAGATTAGTCATTTGTTCAATAGGCTTAGCATAATACATCTTTAACATATCTCTAATCACTTTATATGAAGCATTTTCATCCATAAATAAAGTAAAAGTTAAATTATGATTAGTTGCAAGTGCTAAAAAATACCACTCCATAAAGTAAGTTTTACCTACGTTATCATGTCCTAAAGCAAAGTTTAATTGACCTTGTTTATGAACAAAGAACTCATCAAAATAAATATTTAATCCAAGTCCTTTTGGTATCAATCCATTTTTATAATCTAAAATAGATTGTAAACTATGTCCGTCTTTAAGTATCATGATTTATAGTTTTTAAGTATTTGTTCTTCTATACTTAAATCTTCATCTTTTTTTATACCAAAATTAGGATTAGTTTCCCTTCTACGTTTTATCCAGTTTTGAATAGTAAGATTAACAGAATTATTTTTTTTAGTCAATTCTTTTGAATTTTCCATTGATTCTAATATATCTTTAATTGCAAACCTATCATATTTACTAAGAAGTTTTTTAGCTTGTTCATTTGTTAATTGAATTGATAATTTAGATACATTTTTTAAATCATTTTGAATCCAAAAACAAAGTGGATGCATCTCTATATTATTATTAGTAGTATTAATAGTAGTATTATTGGGTAAAGTTTCTTTACTACCCCCCAGTAAAGTTTCTTTACTACCCCTGTTAAGATTCTTTACTACCCCTAAAGAAATTTTATACCTATTAAAACTAACCCCATTAATAGTATTTACATTCTTAATAATTAGGTTTTTTTCAGTTAAAAACTTTAATGATTTTATAGCGGTAGGGCGTGAACAATTAAGCCACTTACATAGATAATTAATAGAACCAGTAAACTCTGTTTCACCATCTTGAGAAAAGCCATAAATAAGTGCATATGTAAGTAAGTCATTACCTGACAAATTCAATTCTGAAACCATCCAGCCTTGAATAACTAAATAATTGTCTTTCATTATTGCATTTCTTTATGTAATAAATGTAAAGCACCAATTAAATGATAAATATCTTTTTTAGATAAATAAGCATTAACAGGATTTTCATTTTCATCAAGGATTGAAAAACTAATTGTTTTTTCATTGAATTGCTCGACTTCCATAGTCGTTGCTTCATCTTGAAATTTGTAAATCATAAATAAATAAATTTTTGGTTAATAAAAAAACCCCTTTGACTTTCGCGGCTCTCACCTCGCTACTCATCAAAAGGGTAAATTCAATTTCTTTAAGTTCTATAGTGTGAGAGCGAACCGATACACAAATATAACTATTATTTTATTAATAAGAACTCTTTTTAAAATAATGTTTGTTGTTTCTTTTTTTCCTCTACATTTGATAGATTTTTAACGGCGATATCAAAATAATTTTCTTTTAATTCAACTCCTAAATATCTTCTATTATTTTCAATTGATACATAACCTTCAGTACCTATTCCATTAAATGGACTAAATACTAAATCGTTTGAATTTGTATAAAGTTCTAAAAGTCTTTTAATAGGCTCTTTTTGCGTAGGTGTCATATGTTTTTCATCATGTTCAGCTTTAGCCTCTCTAATACTTAAAACATCACTTGCATCTATTTCACCTTCCAACCAAATAGGTTCTGCAATTTTACACCAATAATCAAAGGGTAATCCATTTTTATCATGGTTAACAGGGAATTCATTCACTCCATCTTTTTTGAAAGTTAATAAATAATCAGGGAATCCCATTCTATTAACTGTACTATCTTTTTTGGTAGTTGCGTGTAATAGTTGCATATTCTTTGTACGTTGTGCTATAATTTTAGGATCTTTCCAAATAGCTACTTCAGCATGAAAAGTCCATCCATATTTTTGCATTGCTCTAATTAAATCACCTCTAAAATCAATTATCTCTAATTTTCCATCTCTACCTTTTGATTTACTTAATTGAGTACAGTGCATTGACAATAACCGACCTTCTTTTGTAATTCTTAATAACTCTGGAATCATAAATTCAAAATGTTTAAAAAAGTCTTCATAGCTTTTATTATTGCTTAGATCTCGCGGATCGTTTGAATACATATACAAGTCACTAAATGGAGGTGAAAAAAAAGTATAATCAATTGAATTATCTTTAATTGTTGTTATATACTGAGTACTATCCCCATTTACTAAAGTCCAATTAATACCTTTTTCAGTTCTGAAATTTTCATCAGTTGCATGAATATTTGAATTAGATTCATTCATTGCTCTTTGCATTTCTTTTTGCATATTCTCAAATTTTAATTGTTTATCTTTTATTGCTTCAATTACATTACCCATAGTTTCTACAGTTATTAAGGTAACATTTACATTATTTTTTTGACCAAACCTCCAACTCCTTCTAATAGCTTGATATAAACCTTCAAAACTAAAATCAAATGATAGGAATATTTGATTTTTACAGTGTTGATAATTCAATCCGAATTGAGCTATTTTAGTTTTAGTCACTAAGATTCTAAAATCATTATTTGCAAAGCCTAATAATCTTTTTTCTTTTATCTCAGGTTTATCACTACCGTTAACAGCTACCGCTTCAGGAACTAAAGAAAGTAGTTCTTTTTCTTCTTCATTTGATTTTATCCAAACAATAAAACTTTCATTTGAATTATTAAGTATTTCAACAACTGCTTTAACCCTGTTTTCCTGAGTTACTTTTAATTCTTTATAAAAGTCAGTTGCACTAACTTTAATATCATTAAATAGTTTACCGTTATTTTGCTTTTCAACAGCTATTTGTAATTCATTCATAAATAATTCTGGTAATACATAACCTTTTCCTAAATAACCAATATCACTTGGATTGCTTAGCATTAAAGACCAGCTACCAACCCAATTCCAAAAGTCTTTAATAGAATGTTTTTTAAGTCTCCATTTACTTATAGTGTGATCTTTATTGAAAGCATCATTAATAAAAAAAATAGAAACCATTTCTTTTGATGTCATAACGTTTAAAAACTCCGCATGATTACCTAATTCAATATGATCATTTGGTGAAGGTGTTGCAGTACATGCTAATTTATATTTGTGATCCTTAAAAGTATCTAAAATAAGTTGTTTTGTACTTCCGTTGTAATTCTTTAAAATAGAACTTTCATCTAATACAACACCTGAATAAATACTGCAATCTATTTTACTTAATTGCTCATAGTTTGTAATATCAAAACTATTCAAATCAATACCAAACTTATTAGCTTCTTGTTTAGTTTGACCACTAACAGCCAAAGGTGCTAATATTAATACTTTCTTGCCAGTGTAATTATATACTTCATTTGCCCATGATAACTGCATTAAAGTTTTACCTAAACCACAATCTGCAAAAATTGCAAATCTACCCTTTTTTAATGCTGTCTTAACAATAAACCTTTGAAAATCAAATAAGTTTTTATTTAACTTACTTTCTTCAATCTCAAAACCACTTTCTATAAATGATTTTCTTTTGCTTTCTAAAAATTGCTTATATTCCATAACTTTTAATTTTTAACAAAGATAATAAATAAAATTACTTTTTTATTACTTTTTGTTAATTTTTAACAATATTTTAATTTTTACAAATATATTTTTAAATTTTCGATACAGTTATTAAAGCAATTACCATCTATTCTAATTACTTTTTTAACATCCCCATAAAAAGCTCTTGCCACTGCATAAGCTAAACCTAACTGCTTTATTTTACCATTTTCATAAATAGAAAATACTACTTTACGATTATGCTTAAATGGTAATATCAATCGGTTTTTTTTATCATTTCTAACTCTTCCTTTGTTTGATATTGAATAGTTATCCGCGATTTTTTTCCATATTTCATCTTTTAGATTAGATAACACTTCTTTTGTATGTATATATCCAATACTATCTAAATAATTCTTTAAATCACATTCTTTTATTGTTTCTCGACCTTTCTCCCAGGTGAAAACGTGTTGTTTTGTTCCTGGATAGTAAATATAATCTACTAATAAACCTTTTTTATATATTTTACCTCTTTCCATTATTCGTTAAATAAATTGCTTTTTCAATTTCGCTTAGATCTTCATAACTACATTTAAACCCTTCTAACATTTCTTCTTCTGTAAAGTAAGCTTCATTTTTATGACCGAAATAAATCTTTTTCTTATCTAACTCTTTTTGTCGTTCACGTTCTAATTGTAGTTTAGATTCACGTGAGTAGTACTCTTTTAATCTGTTTTGGCGCTGTAAAATTATATAGTTAATTACAATAGCTTCATCTGTTCCAAACTCAATACTTTTAAGGATCTTTCTTAGTGAGTCCACGTTATAACGTTGGTACTTCTTTCTAATCTCGTTTTTTTCATCTATAATCATAATATAAAGGTTTTAATGTGCGTTACAGTCGCACCCCTGTTAATGTTATTTATTTTTTAATTTTAAAGCTTCTTCAATTACAATTATAGCTTCATCTTTTGTTAAATTAAATTCCTCAGCTATCATATTTGATAAAGCAAATACATATTTTACTTCTCCAAAACCTTGAGATATCATTTGAGTTAATATTTCTCTTGCAGTTAATAATGCGTTTGCGATTTTTAATTCTTGTGCTTTCATTTTGTTTTACTTTTTAATTATAGAACAAATATAAAGGTTTAATTTTAATTAACAACAATTATCAACAAAAAATTATAAAAAAATTATTTTAAATTGTTTTTGATCCATTTCTCTAAACCAAACGTTGTATCTAATATTGAAGTAGCTCTTTGTGTTAAAGAGTCGATACACGCTCTAATTTCTGTAACATCGTTTGAACAATAATACCCATTTTTAGTGCTTAATATTGGTAAGATTGAATTGATACGATAGTAGTTTATAATTTTTCGTAATCTTACCTCTGTAAACTTGAAATCTAAAACCATATTAGCATTTACTAACTTAACAATATCACACGCTAAAATAGGATTGTTCGGTGTTCTCTTTTTAAATGCTGGAATTAACTTGTGTGCTAACTGAATCTCAGCATCTGTCATATTACTCGTGTGTTCTTCAAATCCTTTGATACTCATTTTCTAATAATATTAAAGAGTTAACTAAATTAATATTTAAATCTTCATTCATTGTACAAGTTTCTTTTCCGAAATTTAATACCAAATCAAACTTTTCTTTCATTTGTGGGTTATAACCATCAAACGCATCAAGCATTGAATGTTCAGCGTATACCACAGTCGAATGATGTCGATTAAACATTTCACCGACTTGTGTTTGTGTTAACCCTGCTAACCTCATCCAAACCATTCCAACACTTCGCCACGTGGCTACTGAGTGCAATTTAGTCTTTCCAAACAAATCATTTAAAGGAATAGGACATACTTCAAAGAAAGAATTTTGATTTATTACGTAACTATGAACGTGATTGTGCAATTGATCTATTATCATAACTTTGGTTTATATGTGTTTTTTACTTCTTTTAGCTCGTTTAAGCGGTTTATTCTGCGATTGTAAGCAAATATACCCTGACATAAAATATATATCGTTAAAACGTACAATATTACTGCTATTAATGGTATCATAATTTTAAAAATTAAAAGGTCTGTTAATACATGAACATTTTTCTATTTCTTCTTTTTCAATTGTGTCTAATCCATACACCTCTGAACGTGTATATCCGTTGTCATTACAATCTGGACACTGGTTATACTCTACAAAATTGGTGAAATAATACAAGTCAGAAATATAACCTACAAATTCATCGTTTTCATTGAATATTTCACCATCTTCTGATACTAATAAACACTGAGTATCGTTTAAATAGTCGATGCAAATTTCATCTTTGTAACCATGAAAATAAACTTCAATTTCGTTAAAGTGATCCGGTAAATAATTGAACACTTTTCTAAAAATTTTTTCTACAACTGCCATAATATAAAGTTTTAAAGGGTATTTCTACCCTATTATCTAACTACTGAATATTCATCTGTTTTTAAATATTGTTTCCAATCGTTTTCTGTCCAATAATAGGCACTATCAAATTCTTGTCTTGACATTCTAAATGTTCTATATTTAATGAATGTTTTTCCATTACTATCACACTCTCTAATAGTGTAAGTTCTTGCTGATTTGTTTGCTGTTGTTTTAATTGTCGCTTTCATCTTTTCTTTTTTTTAAATCGTTATCTATAGAACAAATATAAAACATTATTTCGAGTTATCAACAAAAAATAATAAAAAAATTATAAAATATTTTAAGAGATAAAAAAAGCGTAACTTAATACGCTAATTATTAATTATTTATCTGAAAGTGCATCCAGTCAAAATTCTTTTCTTTACCTAACGAAATAAAACCATGTTTGTAAAATATATCAATCATAGGCTTATATTCTGGTCGTGCAAATCTTGCTGTCTTTGAAGTTTCTTTAAGTAAATTCCTTGCAGGATCAAGATCGAGTGCTACTCCCCATGAGTGAGTTGACCAGTCAGAACCACCGCGCATTTTTCTAAAGTTAAAACAACCACCGAAAAGGTCTATACCTAACTCAACTATCTTCTCATAACCATAATGCTTTAATAAGTCGTTAAACACCGCTAAAAACTTATCTGAAACGAGTTTATGACAACTCATTCGAGTAACTTTAGTATCTAAATCCCACGCTAATCTCATAGGATAGGGTAAATTAATGGTAACTAAATAACCTGCACCTGTTATATTAGGTTTACCATACTTCTCTATTAGTTGTTTAGTCGTTAGCATTTTCAACAGTTAATTGAGATAAAACACCTATTACACTACCAGCTGTAATTAGATAACCACCTACTACGCTTAATCCAATTGGTGGTGCGATTAGTATAGCTCCTAAGCTACCTATTGTTATTCCTACTTTTTGTACCTTTTTCCAAAAGTTTGGAGTTGGTGCTTTAAATCTTTCTATTATATTCATAACTATTATTTATTGTGTTAATATATTTCCGATTTCGTCGGTTTGATTTTTAAATTCTTTGTAATCAAAAGCTAACTTATTATGATTTCTTACAAAATCTAAGCCTATATACGCCACGAAATAACCATCTTTAAAATAAGGTGCTACAATCAAAGATTTTATACCTTGCTTTTTTAATGCTAAACGAGTTGACGTTTCTTTTAAGCTGTCAATATCTCTATATCTACATTTATCCAACATTACTTCTTGTAAAAAGACAGGGAATAAAGATACTGGCAATTTCTGTAGTTCTCTTGATTCGTAACTTATACCATTTGCACAAACTTCGAAGGACATCGAAGTGTGATTTCGGTGCGTTTTGTCGTAATACATTACATTATTCGAGAATTGGAATATATATGAACGATCAGCTTTGTATTTCAGCATTAAATCATTTAGCATTTGTTGAATAAGCACGTTGTTATTTATATCATGCTTAATCTCGTCTTTCTTAACCTTACTTTCAACTACTTCCGTTATAAGCGACTTGTAATAAAACAAAATAAAGCTAACAAATAAAAGTATTAAAAGAATTGTTTTCGCTTTTCTCAGTTGCTCTATGATGTCTCTCAAGTTGTTCATATCATTTCTACTATTATAGGATTATAATCAATCTCTGGAAGTGTTAATAACCAACTATCACACCCAATTAATTGAGCTTGTGCTAAAGTACATCCGTTTACCTCTTCATTTGAAATAAACCAGTTTCCATTTGCATCTAAAACAGGGTTAAAGATTTGATTTTCGTAACCCCAAACTTTGCCTATTAAAAGGTCTTTTTGTTCAATTGTTAATTTTCTAACTTTCATATTAATAAGGATATTGTTTACCGTTTCCACTGTTATATAAATTTAGCACTTCTGTTGCTGTTAACTCTTTATTCCAAATAGTTAAAGCATCAATTAAAGCACCATTACCAAACCTCCAAACGCCATCTGGTCTTGTACCTATACTAACATTACATGAAGAATTGTAAGCAGTAGTTAAAGAGCTTGTGTTTGATGCTGAAGTTGTATTTAAGTAAACCTTTGTTGCGTTTGGTTTACGAGTAACAACACAATGATACCATTGACCAGTGCCAATAGCTCCAATATTTAAATAATCTTCTGTACTACCATTAAAACGAGACAATGCTAAACCTTGAGAAGCACTTAAAAAAATTGTAAACCCATAAACACCACCAGATGTATTAAAGTTTGATAAAACACATTGACCTCCAGAAATTGTGTTAAAATATACCCAGCAAGAAACGCTGAATGTATCTGCCAAACTATTAAGACTATTATTCGCTAAATTAACCTGTGCATTCGTTCCATTAAATTGAAAAGCGTTGTTGATTTTTCCAGTAGTATATGTTAATCCTCCGACTGCTGTACCGTTATTTGTGCCAAAAGAATCATTTGCATTATTATCACCATTATATACACCAAACAAACCAGTGTTTAATGAGTTTAAAGGCACTGAATTAGCTAATATTCCGTGAGTTGATATTATCATAATTTATGCTGTTAAATCACCACTTATATAAAACTCAGTCGCTGAAATTGCTATAATTGTAGCTAACGAATACTGACCAGTCAATTTCAATTTTCCGCTTGGAGATCGTAAAGTAACTCCAGCACCTGCTACGAATGTAACTTGACCAGCACCATATTGAGAAACTAAAATTTGATTCCCTGCTGTAAAAACACTATTGTTTATAGTTACGTTATTAGCAGTTGCGACGTTCATCTCAATTAATTTGTTGTTATCACCTGCTACTAACGTGTAAGATGCTGTTTTGCGATCTAACGTTAAATCCTTAGAAGCTCCGTTAATATCTGATAATAATTCCGCTCCTGTTCTGTATTTCACAACTCCAGAATCACTAACTAAAAATTTATCTGTATCAGTTGTAGCATTTGCAATTGTTTGAACTTTAAGATTTCCATTTATATCTAATTTCGTAGATGGTGAAGAAGTTGCAATTCCTACATTTCCATCAGTACCAACTATTGTTACAAATGCAGCAGAATTTAAATCAGGATTAGTTCCAATTGTATAATTTCCAACTGATGATAAGCCAGAATATATTGTTTTAATGCTATTTGTAAATTGAATCGGTACATTGAAAGCACCACTACGCTCAAGTGCAAGCAGTAAATGATTATCATTGAAAATATGTAATTTATGAGTAGGAGTTTGCGTGCCTACACCAACATTTCCTGCAT